GCCCAACCATCCGAAGAAGTCCCACATTGTTGTTGCTAAAGTAGGCGACAAGATAAAGACCATTCGATTTGGAGAGCAAGGCGCTAAGACCGCTGGAGCACCAAAGAAGGGTGAGTCTGAGGCAATGAAGAAAAAGCGTGCATCTTTTAAGGCTAGACATAGCGCCAACATTTCCAAAGGGAAAATGAGCGCGGCGTTTTGGGCTGATAAGGTTAAATGGTAAATGGTTCAGATTCCAATCGTTAATGGCATCTACACGGACAATGGGCCGGACTTTCGCACGTCTTATCCGGTGAACATGATTCCAGTGCCAAAGAGCAACGGGATTAGCGAAGGCTTTCTGCGTCCTGCTGATGGATTGGTAGCTAACGGCACAGGCCCTGGCATTGATCGCGGCGGCATTAACTGGAACGGTATCTGCTACCGCGTGATGGGTTCCAAGCTTGTCACGGTGTCCAGCACAGGCGTTATAACAATTCTAGGTGACGTTGAGAGCAACGGAAAGCTGGTAACCTTAGATTATAGCTTTGACCTCCTAGCTATCGCTTCGAATGATAAGCTTTGGTATTATTCGCCTAGCACTGGCCTTGTTCAAGTCACCGATCCTGACCTCGGCATCGTTTTGGATGTAGTTTGGGTGGATGGTTACTTCATGACCACAGACGGCGAGTTTCTTGTCGTTACGGAACTAAGCGACCCGACGCAGGTTAATCCCCTAAAGTATGGTTCGTCTGAAATTGACCCTGACCCTGTTGTCGCATTGCTTAAGCTACGCAATGAGATTTATGCGCTGAATCGGAACACCATAGAAGTCTATGACAACGTAGGCGGTGAGCTATTCCCATTCCAGCGCATTGAAGGCGCACAGATTGAAAAGGGCGTCGTCGGCACTCATGCTTGCTGCGTATACCTTGAAAACATCGCGTTCCTTGGTAGTGGCTTTAACGAAGCTCCAGGCGTTTATCTTGGCGGCAATGCTAAAGCGAATAAAATCAGCACGCAAGAGATAGACCAAATCCTGCTTCAGTTTACCGAATTGGAATTGTCTACGGTTAAGCTAGAAGCGCGTAACGATAAGGCGCACGAGCATCTGTATATTCACTTGCCAGATCGCACGCTTGTATTTGACGCATCGGCAACGCAGGACTTGGGCCAGCCAGTTTGGTTCACTCTGACAAGCAGCTTGGTAGGTCTATCTAAGTACCGCGCACAGAACCTTGTATATTGCTATGATAGGTGGCTAGTAGGCGATCCAACAAGCACATCTGTCGGTTACATGGTCAATAACATCTCAACCCATTACGGACAAAAGGTGCGTTGGGAATTTGGCACGACGATTGTTTATAACGAAGGCCGTGGCGCAATCATTCAGAACCTTGAGTTGGTTGGCCTAACTGGTGCGGCTGCATATGGTATTGATCCGACAATCAACACTAGCTATTCAACTGATGGCGAAACGTGGAGCCAGCAGAAGTTCATCAATGCTGGTAAGACAGGTCAGCGTGCAAAGCGTTTGGTATGGTTCCAGCAGGGTTGGATGCGTAACTGGCGCATACAGCGATTCCAAGGCACGTCAGACGCTCATATGTCGTTTGCTAGACTAGAGGCGGCAATCGAGCCGTTGGCCTACTAATGGCAACCCGTACAAGGCTCAACTTAACGCGCGATCAGCTTGCGTCCTTCTTACAGGATTTTGAGCAGATAAAGCAGTTTGAAAAATTATTTGCGACAGTTGATTCCAATACGAACGATATTATCCCTGGCATTGAGCTCGCTGCTGGCAATTCTGGCGAGGCGGCAAATGATGCGCTTGCTCAGATTGCGGCATTGAAAGAACTTGTCGATCTAGTTGATACAGCTCCTCGTGCCGAGCTTGGCACAATGGCCCCGCTTCAACAGGACAACATTCCGTGGCTTCAGTTTAACACTCAGCCTGGCGGTTATCCAACTGGCCCTGCCGCAAACGGCACAGTTTATTGGGATGATGCTGACGCCATCAAGACGCTGAATATCGTCATGGAAGATAGCGGCGAAGTCATCCAACACGTTGGTGAGGAAACATATTACCGCGTTAAAGCGTCTGCGCCTATTACAGAAGGCGAAGTCGTGATGATTACTGGCACTGTGGGTGCATCTGGCGGCTTGCGTGGTGCGCCAGCTACAGGCCTAACCGCTTTCCAAAGTGAAAACATTCTGGGGTTGGCGACACAGAACATCGCAACTAACGGCTGGGGTTACGTTACATGGTTTGGTGAAGTCAAAGGCATCAATACAACTGGCGGCGTTGAAGCATGGGTTGACGGAGATATTTTATATTATAATCCAGCCGTTGCTGGTGGCCTGACCAAAATCATTCCTACCGCGCCGAACCCTAAAGTGATTGTCGCTGCTGTGGTTCATGCAGCAACGAACGGTATTTTGCTCGTTCGGCCTACCTTTGGCTCTGCCTTTGGCGCAACAGATAGTAACGTTGAAATTACTGGCTTGGCGGATGCTGACATTATACAGTATAGCACTACTGCCGCTCGTTGGGAAAATGTCCCCGCGACATCCGTTCAAGTCGTTTCATGGTTAGGGCTTTAAGATGGCGTTCCAACGCATAACTCCTGCTAAACTAGCGCAAGCTGCTGTTACCGCAGGCACGACCACTGTATATACGGTTCCTGCATCAACACGCACGATGGTTAAAGAAATCGACATCTGTAACACAACGGGCGCTGCATTAACGATTAACGTGCATCTTGTTCCGTCGGCTGGCTCTGCAACTACGGCTAATGCGCTTTTCTTTGGCGCAAGCATCTCTGCCAATACGACATTACAATGGTCTGGCGTGCAAGTCCTGAACGCTGCGGACACAATACAAGTGCAGGGATCAGGTCTTGGCCTAACAATCCATGCAAGCGGCGGTGAGGCAACCTAATGCCTATTACCGTATTCCCTCCTGCTCCTTCTGGTGGCGCTGGCGTTACGACGTTTAACACCCGCGCTGGTGCGGTTACGTTGGCAAATACTGACGTTGATGGCGCATTAGGGTTTACGCCCTACAGCGCAGCCAACCCTTCCGGCTTTACCTCAAACGTAGGGACTGTCACTTCAGTAGGCGGTACTGGAACTGTTAGTGGCCTCACGCTTACAGGTAGCGTCGCCAGTGCTGGTTCGCTGACACTTGGCGGCACTCTATCGCTTACATCTGGAAACGTCACTACGGCGCTTGGATTTACGCCTTACAATGCAACGAACCCATCTAACTTCATAAGCGCTAACCAATCCATAACCTTGAGCGGTGACGCAACAGGAACAGGCAGCACAGCGATTACAGTGACGTTGGCTAACACAACCGTTGCAGCGGGAAGCTATACCAACGCAAACATTACTGTTGACTCCAAGGGCAGAATAACAGCGGCAGCGAATGGCTCTGGCGGTGGCGGATCAGGCACTGTCACTAGCGTTGCGGCATTGACGCTTGGCACAACAGGCACTGACTTATCATCTACCGTTGCCACAAGCACAACAACGCCTGTCATTACGCTGAACGTCCCTACGGCATCGGCGGCCAACAGAGGCGCTTTGTCGGCAGCAGATTGGTCTACGTTTAATAGCAAGCAAGCGGCGCTTGTCAGTGCTACCAACATCAAGACGATTAATGGTTCGTCAATCCTTGGCAGCGGTGATCTAGTCGTAAGCGGGACTGTTGCGGGTTTCTGGGCTGCAACCGTAGATGAGCTAACAGGCACGCAGCAGTCAACATCTACCGCGCTTGCTAACGTCACGCAGCTTGTTGAACCGATGGTCGCTAATGGCGTTTATAGGGTTGATTGCTTTGTGACGTTTCGGAGCGCCGCCACAACCACCGGTCTTAACCTTGGCTTTACGTCGCCAGCCGGAACAATTTGCCAGCTTGAGGTTGTTGTTCCAATTACATCGACTGCTGCGGCAACTCAGTTGCGGACAACTTTTCCAAACTCGGCGGCAACGAATACTGGAAACGTATTGGGCACAGGTGTAACAACAATCAATAACAACCAGACGGCACGCATCTCTGGTATAGTTCATTGTGGTGCAACTCCAGGCAATTTTCAGGTACGATTTGCGTCTGAAGTCAACGCTTCTGCGATTACACTCCAAATTGGTTCTTCTCTTGTAATGCAAAGGATCGCCTAATGGCCGTATCTATTAGTAATATCATTCCAGCCAAGACAGCAGAGGACGCGCAGACAACGCAATACACGTCTACTGGTGTGCAGACAATCATCGACAAGTTCACCGCGACTAACTACAGCGTTGCGGCTGCGACGATCAGCGTCAACCTTGTCAATCCTACTGGCACCGCCGGAAATGATGACCTGATCGTTAAGACAAAGACGCTTCAGCCGACTGAAACATACACGTTTCCTGAACTAGTAGGCCATGTCCTGCCTGCTGATGGGTTCATATCAACGATCGCTGGAACAGCTTCAGCCGTCAACATTCGTGCATCTGGGAGGCTCGTAAGCTAATGAAGAAACCAATGATTATGATTGAAGGCTTCGCTGGTCTACGTGAAAGCGAACCATTCATCACTGCCGCTGAGAATAAGAAGAACACCAAGGTCGTGATCGACGATTGGATGCTTGGCCCTGAGAACCCCAGCAATGAGCGTGGCGCTAATCCTGAATATTGGATTGCGCTTGGTAAGGCTATGCAGTGCGATGAGGCTGAGGCACGTCGCCGTCGTTGCTCAAACTGCGAATATTATGATAACAGCACAATGACACAGGCCAAAATGGAAAATATCCCTTGGAACCAGTGGGATGTAGAAGCCGGATTCCGTGGCTACTGCACGAAATTTGATTTCATCTGTCACGATTTACGCTCTTGTCAAGCATTTGAAGAACGAGAGTTTGAATTTGAAGATTGATTGTGATATGGCTGAGACACCGAGCGTTGACGAGCAGCCGGTGGCTCAGTAGCAGAAAGTCTACTATGCTTAAAAGCGGAACGCCTGAATACTGGTTGCGTCGAAACTTCGTTGAGGTTCTAGACTTGCCTGATGACGCCAT